TATATCAATAAGATATGACGAATATTCTTCGGCACGTTCCTGAGAATAATTTTCTCTCCTAAGTTTTGATACTATGATATCTAAATAATTCATTGTTAGAAACCTCTGTTTAATCCTCTTATTCTATCCAATAATACTCCAATAATTCGAAATCGTTCATTTCTTGAATTCAGACTACTGTCGATCTCACTCGCCAGATCATCCGTGACCGATGCATCGAACGGTAAATCTCTGCCACGAGCAGCTAAATCACGAAGCTGATCTTCAATTCTCCCCCACACACTTCCATTGTCTGTTGCATCGTCGATGGTGGGTGAGTCTGTTTGTGAACGCGTTGCTTCGGCAAGTTGTTGACGGATTTTTTCGTTGCCAGTAATGGTTGAAAATTCATCTTTCGGAACATTATGTTCTTGTTTTATCCAGGTAGGAGTAGGAACATCTTCTATTAACTCACTATACACCACATTTTCGGGCTGAAACGAAAATGTAATATTTCGCGCGGCAACATTTGAATATGAATGTGAATCGAATGATATCCCTGTTACTAACGGATTTACCAAATCTATGCGTTGTACAAATCCAGACTGTCCGCCATTGGCAGCATCATTGGGGCCGAAGAAATGATAAATTGATACTTTACGAAATGTATTATGTTCTTTCAATTCACCGTTTGCTTTGCTTCGCATTTTAAGACCAGAGTTGATATCAACAATAGTCGAATCCAAGTCCGCATTAGCAGTAGATAACGAATTATTTTTAAAATATGTATCGTATATAATAGAAGCAAATAGAAACATTGCGCCATCGACTGTATCATAGAATGAAATATTTACTGGTCCAAAATCTACCGCTGTCGATATGTGAATTCGTTTACCATATTGATTTAGTGCCTGGCTTGAAACATTGATTGACGGTTCCGAAACATAATTTGCTAACGCAGAATATCTATCTTGGTTTTTGCCATCTGCAAAATGAAAATCAACAAACCACATATCCGATAGTTTCGGCGTGAGCGTCACTGGTTGACCGGGTGCTGTCCAGCCAAACTTATGTGACGCTCCTTTGTATCCTTCTAGAATTCTTCCCATTTATATTGCCTTAACCAGTACCAATATTGCCCGCATTTTCAGCAGCATTATTGTACGATTCAACTTCTGGCATATGATCTTCCTGAACAGCATTATCAAATCTTACAGTCAATGTAATTTGAACAGCTTCAGAAGTACCATAATCAAGTTGGGTGTAGTCAGCAGACGAGATGAATGCACCTTCAATCATCCAAGTTTCGATAGGCTCGGCTGAGTTACCGTCCATCATTTCAATACGCATATCAAACTTATAGTTTTCACCTGCTTTTGGACCGCGCTGCGTTTTGTGATCAAGTTGCTTTTGAACTTGCGAACCAATTAGTTTTGTTAAATGATTACCAACATCATCACGTAATGTTAATGATAATGTTTGCCATTCATGTTTACCAGCAACATATGATACCGAGTTATACGAATCTATGCGTACTTCTGATGTTGTTATGTTAGGTCTTGTCACATTAATAACCTGACGGGTCAAATATGTTTGCTCTCCAACTCCATTAAGACCGAAGCCAGAAACAACTACACGAAATCGATATTGTAACTTAGGCTGTAGAATACCTTTACCCATAACATCATTGCCGGTAGGTACCCCAAAATTTTGTAGCGTTCTTGCCATATTTAATTCTCCTATTAGGATGTTATTCTCTTATAGAAGTATTTATCATTTTTGACAATAATCATATTATACTTAATAAAAAGATTGACATAAACATACAGATGATAAATAATAATAGTAATCGCATACTACCAAGGAATCACAAATGAAAGAAGAAATCAAAAAATTTTTGGTAGACGTTGCTCCGCGATGGAGATCAAGGAAGATAAAACATCATGCTGGATACATAGAATGGTTAAATAATACGTATCCATCATACAACTTAAACGCCCAAATATCCTTCGTTCTTAAAGACATGGATACAGAACCAAAATGTCCAATATGCTCAGGTATTCTATCAGATATTCGCAAAACTACTTGCTCATATATCTGCTCTGCCGAACTGTCGCGAAGAAATGGCACATACGAAACCCGAAAAACTAAACAAAAGAATACGTTCTTAGAAAAGTATGGCACGGAAAATCCGTTCTCACTGCCAGAAATCATAAACAAACGCCATAATACAATGATGGACAAATATGGCATGTTGGTTAGCCCAAAGGCCGCAGCAGGCGCAAAAGATAGAGCAGAAAATCTTAATGCCAAAGGGAGAAAAACACTTCTGGCAAAATACGGAGTAGATAATCCATCCAAACTTGATGACCACAACAGCAAAGTTAAAACCACATTATTAAAAAAATACGGGGTAAATCACTACGCACTTTCAGAAGAAGCAAAAGAAAAAGCATTAGAAAAAAAACTTGATACATATGAACAGTTAGCACTAAACAGAGTAAGCATAAACTATATAGTAGACCCATCAGATAAAAAATTGGATTCATACGAAAATCCAAACTCAGTAGTTATGTTTACTTGTAATGATTGTAATAAATCCGAAAGTATACCAAGTGAAACATTTAAGTATCGGGCAAGAACATTAGGCACTCCATGTGGATATTGTTGTGGAACAACCAACAAAGGAAGTGTAGCAGAAAAAGAAATAGTCAACTTCATAAAAAGTATATACCCCGGAGAAATCATAGAAAATGATAGAAATATCATTGCACCAAAAGAACTGGATATAGTTATACCAGGCCTTAATGTAGCAATAGAGTATTGCGGATTATACTGGCACAACGACAATCGCATTGATAAAAAATATCATTATGATAAAATGAAAATGGCCAACAGCGAAGATTACTCATTGATTACTATATTCGAAGACGAATGGATACACAAAAAAGAAATAGTAAAATCCAGACTTAAACACAAACTATCACTTGGTTCAAGCAATAAAATATACGCTAGAAAATGTGTCGTATCTGAAATAGATTCTAAAACAGCAAGAGATTTCGTTGATACCCATCATATTCAAGGATATATAAATTCAAAATATAAGATGGGATTATTCCACAATGACGAATTAGTAGCAGTTATGTGTTTTTCAAAATCAAATGTTAGTAAAGGAAATAGCAAAGGATTAGAGCTAACTCGATTTTGCGTTCATAAAGAAAAAAGTGTAGTCGGCAGTGCGGGTAAGTTATTCAAATACTTTATAACCAATTACCCATATGATGAGGTCTTTAGTTACTCAGACCTGAGATGGAACACAGGAAACGTATATAAACAAATAGGCATGACGTTTGATAAGTTTACTGGCATAAATTACTGGTACACAGATACAAAAGCAGTTACGAGAAAACACCGATATACACTGCGAAAAAATAAGTCCGATGACCAGACATTAACTGAATGGGAAAATAGAAAGTTACAAGGATACGATAGGATTTGGGATTGCGGCAATGAAAAATACATATGGAAAAGGGGCGATTAATCGCCCCTTTTTTCTTGTTTCATTTCGTTTATAGTATCAACCTAGACTTTCACCCGTGTTGCGAATACGCAGTGGGATGTAAATAAATTCAACTGTCTTCACTGGCTGAATAGCAATATCTAACCACAACTCGTTTCTATCAATCCTAGCGGGTGTGTTATTACTGTCATCACATACTACCAAGAAGTCGTATAGACCACGCGCGGATACCAGACCAGCACAATAACGTTCTACAACATCTTTGATTTGTTCGCGAGTGTAAGCATCGTTCTGTTCAAACAAGAATGCCCGAGCAAGTTGATCCAAATGCCAACGCATATGGTTAATCAAACGAGCAACATTTACACGGTCAAGAGCAGACGCGAATCCTTGTGTTGTTTTTTGACCATATACCAAAATACCATCGCCTGGGAAATCAGCAATCGGATTGATTCTGTTTGTATACAGAACGTCACGCTGACCTTCACTTAGACGAACACGGGTAAACTCGCCTTCATCCGATATATATCCAACGCGAGTAGCATTCGATACAACACCGCGTGTTACGCCCGCAGGAGCAAACCAAGGATAAGCAACCAAATCATTATACGCATAAGTTCTCAGTGCAATAGATGAAGCAGGCATTACAACGTTCCTACCTTCTAAATCACTGGTTAATCCGTGTGGATAATAAACAGCAGTATAAGGATCAGACACCGTTAATTCATTCAATGCCCAATTCTGCAATTCAGATGATCTATCTGATAATGTCAGCGGAGGCTCAGTAATAATAAATGCGATTTCTTTCTTATCTTTATTCAACGCAATAAGTTCATCTGTAACTTCGTAATAACCCGGTGCTGTAATAACAATAAAGTAAATAGCATCAGACCGAACTGCTTCGTTGGTAGAGATTGCAGATTGCATTGCTTTTACAACCATATAGCGAGTTGCTTCTTCTCCGAAACGACCAGAACCATCTAGGTTATTACCAGATACCCATTCCCACTTTCCATTCTTGTATTCTTTGACGTTATATGTTGAATAATCCATATTCACCATCATAATGCCTTCTGGATAGAATTCTGGGTTTGGAGTGTCTTCATGCATTTCGCGAACCAACGCAGCACCATCGTGATTGTATGGAGCATCGTGTGAATAGTGACCGAATAATACACCATGAACAGATGACTGGTCAGCATTATCAAGACGAACCCATTCAGCACCATTCCAACGATGTATTGCAGGATATGGCAACTCATCACTATCAACCCAAATATCACCATCGATCAATGCTGAAACGTTATCTTTGCGTTTCTCAGGCATGCCGCTGCGTAGCTGTAGTTCATACGGTGCAGAACTAAACTCATCTTCAGACCAAGCATATTTTACCCAAGTATTGTTTGGAGAAATATACTGATTTACAAGTATCTCCATTTTTAGATCAGTATTGTACCATAGTGTACCCTCTGGAATATCACCAGTTGGCTCATCAAATGATGCTTCCTTCTCAATGAACTCCCAGTTGGAAACATATGTAA